AACACTGTCTAGCACAATCTTAAATTCTACTAATTCGGTATCTGGCACAATGTCATTCATTTTTTAAACCTTTTTCTTACCTAATTTTAACTTAATTGGCTGCGGAGCGCCAGTTGGAGTTGCTGGTGCAGCAGCAGGTTGTTGCGCATCAAGATGATGTGGACCACCATTTGACGTTTGATTTGTCAACACCTTCTTAAGTTCCTCAACATTGCCTTCATACTTGTGATAGCCAGTATGGTCAAGTTTAATACCTGTATCAGCAAAGATTTTACCGCCAGCCATGCGCCAAAGATAACAGAATGTCCAATCTTCGGAAAGATAGTTGTCATCCTTATCAATCATCGTATCAAATAGTCCATACATAAGTGGCTCATACTGCGCACCAATACCGATGTTATCACGATACTTAAGTTCTGGATGTAGATTAATTAACTGCTCAATAACATGACGCTTTACCATCATGAAGCCAGTGCCAAGGGTACTAACTTCAACCAAATCACCCATAACAACTGGATTTGGAACAGTATTAATAACATAACGAATTGGAATACGCTTCATTGGATAAACGCCACCAACAACATCTTGGTTGGCAAGTAGTAAACGAATGATTGCCTCTGGATCAAATCCAAGGTCAACGTCAATAAACATTAGGTGAGTTGCTGCCTGATTGAACAAGAATTTAGCAACAAGGTTATTACGACCACGAGTAATAAGTGATTCGTTGACCATCGTATCAATACTGTAATTAAGTCCCATCTTACCAGCAATGATACCAAACTTGATCATTGCGATAAAGGTTGCTTCATTACAAAGACCACCATACATTGGTAAGCAAAAATGAATATGTTGTTTACGTAGAAAATCTAGGGCTTCTGGTGGTAATCCAAACGTAGCCTCGTTTGGCTGTTGCTGCGCAGTTGTATCGTCGTTCATTGATTGTCTCTTTCGTTAATTGAGTATTATGTATTATATAGCACTCGTGATATCACACCGCCGGAAAAGTTTGTGATATGTGCACGACACCAAACAAAGTTGCCACTAAAGTTAAAATAATATCCACCATTAACAGGAGTTGTGCCATCCCCAACTGCAGTAGATGTGATATCAAACCAATCGTTCTCACTAGGATCGGTAACTAGGGTTGCTTGGAATTTAATTATTCCTACAAAGGAACTTAACAAATAACTTACGGTATGCAGACCATCGGTATAACCATAGTATCCATTGCCTTTGAACTTGTTGCTGCTCCAAGTGGCACTGCTGCCATCATAAGGCAATTGAACTTGTCCATAACTTGTTGCACTTAATACTACGGTTGGTAAACTGGCCATATTGAGAGATACCTTTTAAGTATTTATTCTAGGTTTACGTCCACGCTTCTTGCCACCACCACGTAGAGAACCGTTTGCCTTAATATCATAGGCAAGACCAAGACGTGTAGGTTCCATGCCATCAATTTCTTCAATCTTGTCAATAGGAACACTGAATTTACGACCACTACGATGAGAAGAAATAAACTTCATTGTTCCCTCATCGCTAACAACCCTGTCTACATTAAGAAACAATCGTTTCTCCATTGGCATACCACCAAAGGCTGCTACTGGACAGCGGGCTAAAATACGAGTCTTGGCATTTACGACACCACGATTTATAAGAGCAGTTGCTAATTCAATATTCATTATGTTTACGCCTTTACTTTCTTTACTAATTTGTAGACCTTTTTAATTCCATCTTGGAATAACATATACAACAGTGGAATATTATCGCCGCTTCTGCAATAAACACGCACTGAACCGTAATAGTAATTTGTATCAAGTCCTATCATAGCACGAGAACACCAACGATCTAGTTCATATGGCACGAATAAGTCATCTTTATTATCGGTAACAAACTTATACAATTCAAGAAGATTTTCTCGCTGTGTTCTCCTACCACTGCCGCTAGTTGTTTGCCAACCCCAATAAGTTTCAAAGTCAACCTGATAAGGAACCGTTGGATTATACTTTATCTCACTTACCAGTTTAACATCTACTGCGATATTGTCAAGGTTTTTTATCGCTGTAATATACTGGTCATTGCTGGTAGTAAACCCCTTGACCTTCTTTAACAATTCTGGGTCATTAAGAATTGCATCAAGCGCAGTAAGGTTATTGGTAAAAAAACGCAAGTAAGTTTCTTTACGAAGACGACAATCTGGGTCAAGGTGTTTCAAAGTTCGTTGCAAATTGCTACGAATTTCCCAATCTCTTGGACAATTTATTTCCACACGAAAGTGATACTTGCCATACCACCGTTTGGTTTCGGTATCTACAAGCCAAGAATATATTACATCCTTAAATCGTTCACGATATTCAGTCAGCGTTTGTTCTGTTATTGTCATCTTCTGCCACCAATTCTAACTTGTCACCAAGTAATTCTACCTTAATTCTAACACTGTTTTGGGATTTGTCGAAAAGTATTTTCTTTGCAAGTGGAACTTTAATATGTTCGTGAATTGTGCGATGCATTGGTCTGGCACCAAGACTTGGAGTATATCCTACCTTGCATAACCATGCCCATGCAGAATCTGTAAGTGATACCGAAGTATTCTTTAGCGCAAGTTGTTCGTTAAGTTCACGAATGAACTTCTCTGCAACCTTGCGAATTGTAGCCCCATCAAGTTTGTTGAATGTAATAATCGCATCTACACGATTGCGAAACTCTGGACGGAAGAACTCTTTAACTGCCGCATCAACGGCATCCACATTAGTGCCACCGCCAAATCCAATAACATTGCGTTCACTGTCAGCCGCACCCAAATTACTTGTCATAATAAGGATAGATTGACGGCAATCTGCTCGTTTACCGTTGGTGCCCGTAATGAAACCTTCATCCATAACTTGTAGTAGCACTTGAGATACATCAGGATGTGCTTTTTCAATCTCATCAAAGAGAATGATGCTATGTGGATTCTTGGCAATCTCACTGATTAGCAAACCACCAGCAAGGTTAGCATCCTCATATCCAACATAGCCAGGCGGTGCACCAATAAGGCGTGAGATACTATGACGCTCTTGATATTCACTCATATCAAAGCGCAGCAGTTTCATTGAAAGACGATCCGCTAATTGCTTGGCAAGTTCTGTTTTGCCTGTGCCAGTAGGTCCAAGGAATAAGAATGAGCCAACAGGCTTATTATCAGCCTTTAAACCTGCTTGGGATACCCACACACGGTCAAGAACCTTGTCAACTGCCGCATCTTGATTATACACAACTGCCTTAATATCGGCACCAATATTAGGCATAATCTTTTGGGTATTTTCTTCGCCTAATTGACTTTCTGGAATACCAGTAATACGACTCAATTCACGACGAATTTGTGCAACATCAATAGTGCGTGAACCACGTGCTTTGGTGCGACGAAGTGCTGCGGCACTATCAATAAGATCAATTGCCTTATCTGGAAGTTTCTTGTCTGCCTGATAACGTGCACTCAATTCTACTGCTTCACTAATAGCAGCATCGGTAATCTTTACATTATGAAAAGTTTCGTACAGCGGCTTAATACCACTTAAAATTTGTTTAGTGATTGCAATGGTTGGTTCATCAACTGTCACACGGTTGAAACGACGCATAAGCGCACGGTCTTTTTCAAAGTGTTGGGTATATTCTTCCCATGTTGTAGAGGCAATAACCTTAAACTCGCCACGAGCAAGTGCTGGCTTAAGCATATTACTCAAGTCAACTGCACTATTGCTGCCACTGCCAGCACCACGCATTTGATGTGCTTCGTCAATGAATAAAATAATATTGCCAAGTTCAGCCGCAGCCTCTAGGATTTCTTGGATACGCTCTTCAAAATCACCACGATACTTTGTACCAGCAAGCAGTGAACCAATGTTCAGGCTATACACTTCATGATTTTTAAGAAACTTTGGTACATTGCCTTGAACGATATTAAGTGCAAGACCTTCGGCAATTGCAGTTTTACCAACACCTGCATCACCAACAAGCAACACATTACACTTGCTTTTTCTAGCAAGAATTTGTGTCATATCAGCAATTTCAAATTCACGACCAATTACTGGATCAATTTTACCACTGGCTGCTTGCTCATTAAGATTGGTGCAATATTCCTCAAGTGCCTGAGCAGCATAGTTGGTAGTTTTCTTGGATGGCGATGATTTCTTATAAAGTTCAACAATCTGCTCTGGTTCTACACCATACTTCTTTAAGAAATATGCAGCATGACTGTGTGTCTCTTTGGAAATAGAAAGGTATAGATCAGTAATATGAATGTTCTGACGACCAAGTAAGATTACTTGAGTAAACGCACGATTGAATACACGCTCAAGTGTTTGAGTTTTCTTGGGTTCTATGCCATCATCACTTGTTTGTGGAACATGGTCTGCAATATACTGTTCTACTTCTGCAAGTAAGTTATCAACATCTACGCCAAGTGTTTGTAGGGTACTTACAAAACTACGTTCATGCAGCATAGAGACTAACAGATGTTCAACCGTAAAATATTGATGATTGTTATCTGTTGCAAATTGCTTTGCATACTTAACTACTTTGTCTAGATCGCCTTGGTTATTAATTTTGCTCATATTACTAATATACCACCTTTTGTGTTAAAGTCAAGTGTTAATTGGACGAATTTTTTGAATTTGGTTGATTAATTGCAGTTGTTGTTCAGTAAGTGCCGTAGGAATTAGTATATTAAGTTTTGCAATATACTTGCCACGTGTGCCATTTCCTCTAGGGAAACCTTCGTCAGTAATTCCAAACTGGCTTTGATGTTGTGTGCCTGCTGGTATGTTCAACTCAATAAACTTACCGCTCGGTAAGTATAATGGTATTGTTGCCCCCATGATTGCTTGGAAACAGTCAATAGTTATTTCTTCTACAACATTTTCGCCGTGTCGCAGAAAACGTAAGTGTGGTTTGATATTGATTTGAAGTTCAAGATTGCCACGTGGAATTGCGCCATTGGCATCATCACCACGTCCTTGAATTGTAAATACAGAACCATGTTCAACACCTGCTGGCATATCTACTTGCAGTGTTTCTTTGCTGTTTGCAGTCTGATAATTTAACACCTTGCTAATTGGCTGTAGCGTTTCTAAAAATTCAATATCAACTACCAATCGTAGATTACGGTTGCGTGGTGGTTGACGAGTTGCAAACCCAAATTGACTTGCAAACTGTTCATGAAAGGCACTAAGTGGGTCTGGTCCGCCACCAAAGTTAAAATGAAACTCAAATGGATTACCACGATGCTGTTGTGCAAATGGATTATGTTGTGGTTGCGGATTACGCAGCGTATGGTCATAATGCGCACGAGCGTTTGGATCACTTAACGTACTATATGCCTCGTTAATCTGTTGAAACTTTGCCTGATCACCGCCCATATCTGGATGGTGCTGCTTGGCAAGGCTTCTAAATGCTGCCTTTAATTCTTCGGGGCTAGCACTCTCTGCTACACCAAGTGTTTGATAATGACTCATATAGTAATTATGCCATGATAGTGGCTATCTGTCAAGAATTAAGTAGTACTTATTGTGCCACCAGGTGGCTTTGTTGCTGCTGCACCTGCTGCCGCTGTTGTCTTCTCTTGGGTTCTGCCATACGCAGAGATACCAAGAATAGCACCAAATGCAAGATGGATTAGTCCACCATTACTCAAAGTCAAACTTTGCCATTGAGCATAGGTAACAGTATTTGCGCCAAGACTTTTCAAGAATATAGGCATTAACATGCTTAACACTGGAGCAATAACAAAGTCAAATGCGCAAATCAGCATATAAAGCCAACCCATTGCTGGACGCCAATATGACTTCATCCAGTGTTCGCTTTCTTTGTCTTTCTTTTTGGCTTCTTCTTTAGCTACTTGAGCACGTTCGTAAGAAATTTCGTCTTCTCGCTGTTCTTCATGGCGAATTTCAAGACCCATCTTATGAATTTCTTTGCGTTCTTCAAGATGGAAACGCATTTCTTCAAGCATTAGTTTGCGAAGTTCTATGTCGTTTGATAGTGGAGGGGGTGGAGAAACTTCTACGGGCGCAGCAGTCTTTAACTGTGCATCGGCTGGTCGTTCATCGTCTGCCATACGACGAGGGCCGGTTGGCTCATCATCATCTTCAATTGGTGCTGCCACTGGTAGTTCCTGACTTGGTTGTACCTGTAGTAGAGGCTTGGCTATCGTAGTATTTTTTGTATGCGTTAATCTGTGCTTGATATTGTCTAATGACTTTAACCAGGTTGGCTTGGTTAACTGCCATGTCTTCGTAATCTCTTGGATTAATGGCGAAAAGGCTTTCGCTATGTGCTTTTCCAAATGCCGTGTCAATGTGATCTTCGCTTCCTGGTTTTGCGTTCTTATTTACCACATGCCATTCTACATCATTTAACTTAACCTGATCTACGCTTGGTAGCACAAGTGTAGGACGTTCAACAGTAACAACTGCTGTAGTAGGCATTGTTTGGCAAGCGCCAAGTAGTAAACATAGTGGAAGTAATTTAACAACCTTGAACATTGGTTAAACCTTTATTGACTGTATCTTCTATGCAGCGGAATGATTTGGCGGTTGCGTCATTCATACGCTTTTGTAATTCTGTAGGCTTGCTAGCAGCAAATGCGCCAAGATCACGATTATTCTTTGTGAATTTTTCCTGAATATCTTGTACTTCATTACGAGCAGCCTGATAATCATCAAATGTTTTTTGTGATACTGCTTGTTGTTCTTTTAAATCTGCTTGTGTTTTTTCTAGGGTTGCAGTAGTAGTCTTGAGAGCAAAGTCTTTAGTTGCTACTTCCTGATTCAATCTTGCTAGTTCATCCTGTGTATACTTAAAGTAGCCTACTACTGCACCGATTAATAAAACCACTGCCATTATTTTATAAATTGAAAATCCAAACATTAGATAATCCCACTTAGTCGCTTGATATCCGCTATATCACTATTTAACTTCTTGGTTTCATTTTTAATTGCAACAAACTTCTGCACAGTCTCTTCATATTTTTCAGGAGAAAGTGGTACAATCTTTGTAAAGTTTTCTTCGTTCATTGGTTGATAATCATCTTGCTTATACCAACGAAACTTCCATTCATCTGGCGAGATACCTGTTAGATGATCTAGGTCTGTTAACATTTCATTTACATACTTGTAAAGGTTTGGACGACGCTGTGCCTCAACAAATACAAGACGATCCATATCGCTTACTTCACCTGTAGATACATCAGCATCAAGAATCCAATCATAACCATTTTCAAGAAAACTTACCAAGTCATTTGCAGGCATAATATCACGAATCTTAAAACTTAACGTGACAACATCTTGTGCCTGCCCCATCTTGCTATTATACTCATCAATATGAATAGTATCCTTAACCAAATAGTTTAGGTCACCCATTTGTAAACCTTCAGATATTAGGGATGGGCGCTGCATTAGGCTCTCCTTCGGGTTGTTCTTGTGGTTGTGGTGTATTGTCTTTTTTAGCATTGGTTTGGTCAGTTAAACCTTTTTCCATACTATTTTGCAAATCACTTAAATCAACTTCTTCACCAGCAATATCTACACTACCTTGCTTAATATCAGCCATAAGTTTCTTTGGCAGCATCATCTCTACATACCAGATTGGAAAGTCAACAAGTTTGCCTTTATGACTGCCTGGACGAATATCTGCTGGACTACGAATTTCAACAGGCATTTGAACCACATCTTTTTCATAGGTAATCTTTGCGCCATATGGCAACAGACGTTTTGCTGCTGCTGGGTCTGGCATACGATCACGTGGCCACATAAACTTGCACTTTACCCAATAACGACTAATCTTGGGACCATCAACAAGTTCACCAATACGCCAGTTTGGAAATGTGTAAAAGTCCATGCTGTCTAGCACTCGTTCAAAATCGCATAACATGCTGACAGCAGCATCACTCATATAAATCTTTTTTACACTGTCAATATTTGGTTTAACACTCATGGCAACACCTTTGAGATATTTATGATTGTAAACACGGTTCAAAGATTACAATATAATTGTCATATTGTATCCTTAAATACTTTTGTGTTACAACCAACACAGGAATCTCAAATGCAGCATAAGCGTAAACAGAAATATAATCAGCCAATGGATAGTTTTAACAACAGAAACGGAAACTCAAACAAACGAAATTATAATAATGTTATAGAACCAGATCAGTTCTTACCTGCTAAAAAACGAAATGTAGACATAATTCCAAGAAACCTTAATCAAGAACATTACCTAGACCTATTAATGGATGATAGCGTAAGCATCATCATCGCAAGCGGACCAGCAGGCACTGGTAAAACCTTGCTAGCAATGCAAGCCGCAATTAAAGCCTTTAAAAATCGTGAAATTGAACGTATCATCCTTACTCGTCCAGCAGTGGGCGTAGAAGGTGAGAAGCATGGTTTTCTACCAGGTGATCTAAATCAAAAGATGGAACCTTGGACTAAACCACTATTTGATGTTCTTCACGAGTATTATAGTGTTCGTGAAACTCAACAAATGGTAGATACAGGTGTAATTGAAATCTGTCCGTTGGCTTTCATGAGGGGCAGAACATTTAAGAACTGTATGATCATCGCTGACGAAATGCAAAACGCAACACCTAACCAAATGAAAATGTTACTTACTCGTATTGGTGAAGGTAGCCGTATTGTTGTAACAGGTGACGTTCGTCAAACTGACAGAACAGAAGGTGAGAATGGTTTGTTAGACTTTAGTCGTCTTATTGATCGTTTTTCTGACAGTGAACATGTTGGAACAGTTGTTTTCAACGGCGGTGACATTGAGCGTCATCCTGCAGTTGAAGAAATTCTACGCATTTATGGAGATATTTAATTAGTAGAACGACTTAATATCTTTAGTAGTTGCCAATTATTATAGGCTTCTTCAACGGATGGGTTTTCATGAACCATGTCTTTTGCCCAACTGGTTTCTTTAATCCATCCGTTGATTTTATTTTGATATGAAGCAACCATCCATGCTTCTACTAGATACTGTTCGTACCAAGTATCACTACCGTTGTCATCTTTTTGCAATCCAAAGAAAGCATTACCATCCATAATAGCAATTGTTTCCGCAATAGGACGCAGTATACGTTTTTCTTGTGCAGTGAATTTCTTCTTGCGTGTTTTCTTATACGTGTTATGTATATGATTAAGAATTTCCATTAATTTCCGATAACTCACAAAGTGTTGCACTTAAATTAATTTCCGTATCTGCTACCATAGAATGATTAACTAAACCATTACGAATGATAATAATAGCACGGTCTTGCCCTTCTTCACTAGACGCAAACAATTCAAGATTATCATACATCCAACGAAATACTTCTTCAATCTCATCAGCACGAACCTGTGTGCAAAGTAACTTACGTGCTTCACGGATACGACCACTCTTGAATAACTCAACGGCTGCAATACGATAGTCTGTACTGCTTTGGGAATCACTGCTTGCCGAACTTAACGTTCCGCCGTTGCTTGCACTTTGCAAACTGTTGATACATTTACGCAGATCAGGATATGCAGCAGCAACATAAACATCTAATATATCAAGATCAAAGTCTACTCCTTCTTCAACAAGAATGGTAGCTGCACGAGCAGTAAACTCTGTCTTGTCCAGTCGTTCAATGTGAAATCCTTGGCAGCGGCTATGAAGTGCAGGAATAATCTTATTAGGATAGTTGCAAGTCATGATGAAACGTGCACTGGCACTGTAAGTTTCCATTAACCCACGTAGAACTGCTTGTGCACTTGGTGAAAGATAATCTGCCTCGTCTAACAAAACAATCTTAAACTCACCAAATGGCATAGTAGAAACAAATCCCTCAATCTTATCACGAATGAAGTCTACGCCATTGTCTCTGGACGCATTAATTTGCAACACATCAAAGTCATCTACGCCCAAGTCATGAATAAGAACCTTTGCCAAGGTAGTTTTACCTGTGCCTGGTCCACCGCTGAATAACAGATGTGGAATAGTGCCATCTGCAATCCATTGAACAACTTGCTCTTGCTGTGCGGCATCACGCCACACATAGTCCACTACGCTACTTGGACGATATTTCTCAACCCAAAGATAATTTTTTGTCATAGGAATATACTAACACGCTGTTAGAGGAATGTCAACTATTTTAAGTTGGATTAATGCCAAAGGTTAAATCTTCTTTTGGTGGCTCATCACTGCTCATCAACATGTCTTTTGGATCAATAAGACGAACTGTTGTAGTTTCACCATTTTCATCGGTCATATCAATGCCACGAGACCAACGACCGTGTGCGACAAGAATATATTCACCTGGCACAACATCTTCTTGTTTTGGACCAACTGCTACAACTTGCGCCCAACGTGGACGAATGCCTTGACCTTTCTTATCATCATCAATAATGATAATACCACCGACCGTCATGCGCTCGCCAAACTCCATGTCCTTAACTAATACATTGTTTTTGGTTGGTTGAATATTGCGATAATCTTGATTATAATGTATTACGCTGCTGCGTGAACCAATAGTAGTTTTCATATTCTGTTTCTCTGTGCTCTCATTCTTTCAGCCAGTTCTGCGCTGCGTTGCTGTGCATCGGTGATACCATTATTAGTGCTTGCGCCACTTTGTGGTTCAACAACAGTAGGTTCCGTATTTGCTGCTTCAATTTGGTCATAACCATTTGGTATTGGTTCGGCAAAGATATCAGCCACTGCTGCTGCATTTGCTTCATCAGCATTGTTAAAGATTTTACTATCGGTTAACGAACTTGACTTTTGACTATTATAAAATTCTGTCATGATTTCATCTCTTGTTTTTACAACCTGACCACCTTGGCCCAATATATCACCACGAGCGTTCATGCGACTATTTCCAACAGCAACTGTATTTTCCTGTTGTATTTTAAGAGCATTGATATCAAGATATCGCCCATTTGATGTTCTGTGCATTGTTGAGTAGTCCTCTTTTATTATACCTATTTAACGCATAAATTCATTGAAGTCTAAATTATTTCGCAAACTGTGGATGCGGTGTACGCCAATTAAATATAAAACAAAACTTGCAACACTACTACCACGACCTACTCCCCATACTACACTATTGCTACGCATCGTGTCAACAAGATATTTTAGGTATTGTAGCAGCGGCAACAGTCCACGATCTGCATATTCCATAAGTTCAGCGCCAGCACGTTGTAGTTCATTTTGATCAGCACACTGTTCTAACACCCACTTGGCAATATCCATGTCGCTATATTCTTGTGGCATAAACCATTGCTGTTGATTGCTGTTATGATATTCTTGTGCTGTGCCATTTAGTGTTGTTAATTTTTTCAGCGGTTTATAATCTAGATACAAACTTTTGATAGCGCAATTATACTTTTCTGGGTTTACGATGGCAATATCATCAATATGTAGTTGCGGATTCACATACAGCAAATCCGCTAACTCACTATCGCTTATAATACTGCGACCATATTCGTCAAGATTTGTCACCCTTGATAACCTCTGGCTTCCATCCCTTCTTGAGTGGGATGATATTGTTTTCTGGTTTCTTCTTTGTTATTGTAGCAGGTTTTTTATCCCATTGCAAGTAATCTGGCCATTCACCTTCATCATACAACATGACACTTTCTTTGCCTTTTTTAACTAAAACATCCCATGTTGTTGGCGTTGGTCTAAACCACCATGCTGGTTTGTCCCAATTTTTCATGGCTAGGTCATCCATAATCTCATCGCTTGTGGCAATTTCTTCACTGATATGCAGCGCAAGGTCATCACTCTTATCACAACTTACACTTATGTGTTCAATTGCAACACGACCTTGCGTAATGGTTAACATCTTATACCATGTAACTGCGCCAATAACAAAGTTGCTTGGAGTATAAGGCAGCGTAACAATACGAGATTTAAACTTCTTATGCAGTGTGTTTAGCAATGGATTGCCAAAATATACAAATGTTGCATCTTCATACAAGTCTTTAACAATCATACGCATACGACCAAATGCAGTGTATTGGTCCTCTTCGTTATCACTGTGGTCATTAAAGGCAATATCAATAGTATAAGTGCACGGTTCAATTACGCCATCAAAACAATTAATAGCAGTAAAGTTTGTCTTCCAACTAATTTCACTCATCCGATATCCAGACTATCCTTGAAAATTGGGTTTTCTTTTGCAGCATTTGCTTCTGCACGATAACGTTTGTTGATTTCTTCTTGGTAAGTATCTGCAACCAGTCGCAGTTGATTTAACATAGCAGGATTTCCCATTCTGCCAGCAAAACTTATCTTCTTATAAGTTTCATTCTGTGTTTTAAGCAACTCGTCTAATGTTTTATCAGTTAAATTGCTCATCAGTGGATGCATTATAGGTCGCCTTCTACACGGTTTTCACTGTGCCACGCATCAAACTTGCCACCAGGATAACGTGACTCTAACTTCTTGACATTTTCTGTGATGACATCGTTTGGGTCAAGTCCAAGTGCGGTGCAAGCGTTCATCCAATACCACATGATATCGCCAAGTTCACGCTTCATATGAAATACGTTTTCTTCATTAAGCGGCTTGCCCTGAAAGAACATCTTCTTAATGATTTCGTTAAATTCACCACTCTCGGCACTCAATCCCATGCCAGCAGTTAGTAGAAGTGAGGGATTAATCTTGGTGCGGTCTGGTTGGTATTGGCTTAATTGGTCAAAGCGTTCGATAAAAGCATATTCATGCTTGCTTTGCGCACTGGTGACTTCCAGAACAAAGTCTTGGTATAGTTTAAGGTCTGTCATGATTTACTCCTACACTAATATAACGTTAGATAGAGAGATAGTCAATATTAAATTTGTGTCTTAAACCACTTCTCAACACCAGGATTGCGTGGATAACCAACATAAGTATACCCCAAGTGTGCACCAGCACTTAACGTGGTTGTATTGCCATTGATGGTATTAGCGTGTAGCAAGAATAGATTACTAACATTAACATTTGCTGAAATTTGAACAACCTGCCCATCAACTGGATAAGGAGGGAAAGTAACCGAAACATTTGAAAGAGCACCCACGGCACCATTGTCAAGAATAAGTTTAGTAACCATCGTAGTAGCAGTTGGACTTGCTGCTGTGCCATTGGCGATATTAGCATATGTGTAATCAACGTTGTTACGAGCACGTGATAGCGGAATAACAGTAATAGTTGCGCCAGCATCATCGCTGATAAACTCATACCAGTATGTACCAGTTCCACTTTGAGAATAACCAATGCTACGAGTATTTGCATTATAATCTTGTAGATATTGTAATCCATATGTAACTGCTGCTGGCAACGTTACACGATGTGCGCTATTGGTAACTACCAATTTTAAACGAATACGACCAACTGTGCCAGCAACTGGAAAATTGGTAAACGCAATTGCAATTGATGCGTTTGTTTGTACACGTTGATAATGTCCTTGCGTATGATCTAGCGTAACAGTTGTACTAATAACACCATTATCATATTCGGTTTCACGGAAATCTTGAATAAGAGCACTACTGATTAAGGTGCCAGCCATATTATTAGATAGGGTTGTGCCAGTGAGCGCACTCTTTACAATTGCCTTGCTTTGGAGGTCATTGAGTTCACTTTGTGCATAAGCAAAGTTGTTTTTAATATTTGTGAAGTTATCACGAAATCCTTGGCTATCATTATCAACGCCTGCTACTGGATATGCACCATTGATGTTTAGTGGATTAATATTACTCATTTGCTATTTTCCATGTTATTATTATTTAGTATTGATATTTATTGTAAAATTGTAGTGCGAGGGAATTTTAAGTAACTGTCATTTGTGTATGGAACAGCATACTGATCTTCGTTATTAATAAATGTAGTTGTTTTGCTGTCAAAGGTGGTAGGAACCTTCAACTGTGTGGTATTTGTGTTTACGTATTCATAGGCTGGCACAGTTTGCGCACCAACACCAATATGTGCAGCAGTATACTGATAAGTCTTGCCACTCTTTGCACCAAACCGTATAGCCACTACTTGGTTAATTTTAATCTCTTGAACAAAAGTCAGTGTGATCTGATTATTAGCAACTGTTGATAGCCATACACCACTACGTTGATTAACTGCACTGCTGCCACTTTGAACTTCTGCATAACCAGGAACAACAGCATTGTTTAAGTTCCAACCATTGTTGGTAAGTGTAGGATAGTTACCAGCATAATTTTCTTGTGTAGTAAAGATGATGTATTTGTTGTTGTAATCACCAACTGCGCCATCATATCCACCAAGTGCTGCCATTTGTGCAATGGTGGCACCGTTAACATGGTCAAATGGTATATCAAGACCAAAGTCTACAGTTGTAGTAATTGGCAAACTTTGAATATATCCACTATCAAAACTAGTATATTTTTTAGCAATATAACTGCGTGTTGTAATATTATAGTTTGTATCAAGGTTATTATCGAGGATATATCGGTCACTTACAAATGGTACATTCTTGATATCACTAGGAACACCATGTACAAGTTTGTATAAAACCTTGGCACCACTGCCTGTTTTTAAGTACGCAAGCACGGCTGCAGTTTGAAATCCAAGTGTTTTGCCATTGGCTTGTATAGATGTTTCCCATTGTGGTAGTGTATTAGTATTAGTAGTTCCAACGGCAACAATTATGTCGTTAATCATTAAATCTATATCATTTGGATATAGCGTTACGCCATTTTTGCTTACAAAACTACTTGCTGGTATCGTCTTTAGAACCTGCCCATTAACGGTTTTATATGTTTTAGTATCTTCAATAAGGTCAACATAAATTACATCATAAATTGCATTGCCATTTATATCAGTTGCGGTTGCATAGTGATAGTCGCCAAAGTAAAATTTCTTATTAAAATGGCGACGTTCCATTGCTGTAATATAACTGCTGCTTTCACTTGCAGTTAAACCATAACCAACTAGTATCTTAATATCACTCTGCACACCCCACCATGGATCATTTGGACGATAGATGTCATCTAAACCAAAGTAGTCTGTATTTCCTAAAATGTTGTTTAACAATTGACGTTTTGCAACACTTGGAATACAGTTTAGATATAGATTATCATATGGAGCATATGTTATTACATTAGTTGCCAACGTGAATGTGCGAGTTCCGCTTACTGTGCCACTATAATCTTGTGCAATTACAGTAAAGTTATGTGATTTATCAATTGTTGTAGGCGCTGTATAAATTCCTAGTCCCACGTTTTTAACATCAAATGTCGTTAAACCTTTGTCAAGTGCAAAACTTTGGAAACTTACACGACCACTTATATCGCCATTATTAAGTAGTGTTAAACCTTGTGGCAACTTACTGCCACTTGTCAAATAGTAATATAGTTGTCTGCCACTTGGTGCAGTAGCACTTACACTTAATTTGCTTACACTACCTGTATCAATTAACCCCAAGTTTGGCGGCGTATTCCATGTAACACTTAAATCAAGTGCACTTAACACACGTATATTAAAGACAGTTGTTGGGCTAGTTATAGTATTATCAAACGCATTTACTACTTGTATACCAAAACTATAGTCAGTAAATGGCACGGCAGTTTCTGGTATAAGTCCTGTTAACCAACCTGTTTGTGTGTCTAGTGATAAACCAGGTGGCAATGCAAATAAACTTTGATCCCATGGTGCAGCATCCCAACCTAATTGTGGGTCTGGGGTTGGGGGTGATACTGTACCAGCATCCCAACCTGTGCCAGCAGTACCCGTAACACTAAAGTTTATCGGAACACTGTCATAATCAATGCCAGTAAATTGAAACGCAAAATAATTGCCACTGGTATAAACAGCATGGTCACCAAGTGTAGTTGTAAGTAGTATTGGTGGTCTATTAATACTGCTATCTGCCGTAATAACATTATCATCATCTTTTAGTGCGGCATTATCTGCACGAATATCATCATGCGCATAAACTACTATCTTATAATTTTTTATATCGCTGCTTTTGCTATCACTTGCACGAACAGTAAAGTTATAAACATAATTGCTGCTTATTGTTGTAAATTCCCACGGGTTATTTCCCCATGGACTATTATTCCAACCAATAATCTGACCTTGGTTGCTGCTTATGTTAGGTATTAGTATACCACTTATGATACCATCGCTGCTTAGACTGAGACCGGGTGGTAATTCACCATCTAGTATACTAAATGTAATCGTATCATTATTAAGATCAACTGCACTTAACGGTATTGATACTTGTGTACCATCCAAGAACTCACCAAGTGCAGTATAGTTGCTTGTTAGTATCTGCGGAGCATAGTTACCTGTAACCGTTAGGATAAAGTTTCTGTCTGTAACCTTGCCACTGCTACTAATAGCACGAATGGTAAATGTGCTTGTGCGGTCTTGTGTAACTGCTTCTGGTACACCATCAATGCTATAAGTATCCTTTGGATTACCTGTTACCTGACCACTACTGTCAATTTGCATGCCTGCTGGCAGTCTTCCACTTATTAACTTATAGTTAACATCTTTTCCATCTGGATTTCCAGTTGGGTCAACTGCTTGTAATCCTAATTCAAAGAACTGTAGTGCTTGTATTTTACCCAAGTCTCCGCCTGGCGTTACCCATTGTGGATAAGCAGTTGCGGTGCCTGGTGCGGCTTCTTGTGTAGCAATATCCACATCGCCATAATAAGTTGTACCAATAACATACGGGAATGCCGTGTTGCCACTGCCATCAATTGTAGTAAAGTACGCATATGTGCCATTAGGGAAATCAGGCGTAACACAATATCTGCCATTATGTGTATCAAGATCGCCAGCATTTGTAAACTGATAATCTTCCATGAATATACCTAGCGGATAGGTTGCCGTATCGCTAGCCGTAGTTCCTACACGATAACTACTTGGTTTTAACGTATAACCACTTGCCATGCGGCGAACGCCACTTGTGGCATTTAACGGATTGCTATATCCATATGGACCATATATTGGATAGCCGTCAATACTAAAGCCAAGTATCTTGCTATGACCATCGCTGAATGTTAAGCCGCCGTTTAAGTATGGTATTACATCGGTTTCTGCTAGACCATGAACAGTACTGCTATATGGTTTACCACCCAGACCTGTAGTCCATGCGTTAGAAAAACTATAACTTCTATAATTATATTTGCCTACACTATTTGCTACGCCGTTTGCAAAGTCTTCATTATATGTATAATTAAATTGAACCTCTGGTGTAGGTGCAGCGATAAAATGAAATCCAGCAGGCTGTGAATAACCCAGTGGCGCAGCGTTAAGTGCACTTGGACCAAGAATTGCCACACCA